ATTTGGCAGGCGCGGCATTGCCACATGCCGCGAGGCCGATGGTTTGCGCGATCTTCAACTGGGCTTCGACAAGCTCCATCTTCAGGCGCTCGACCTCGACCGTACAAGTCCGCATTTCCGACACGCAGGGTGGATGTAGCCGCGTTTGCGCCGAACCGGGCATGTTATCATACCCATATCCAATCGCTCCTCCGAAGACAATTGCAGCGGCGATCCGCGCCAAGCTCCATCGGGTCATGGGATATGCACTCTGATACGCCCCGGTGCCCCAGCCCCGCTATTGGCACCGTTATTCCAAGCACCACCACCGCCACCGCCGGGTGCCCCGCCCGCTCCTGGCGTGCCTGTATTGGTAGCGCCGCCCCCGCCGCCACCCTTGGTTGCGTTAGCGCCGCCGGTTCCGGCTGTTCCGGCATTTGAGCCAGCGCCGCCGGCTCCGCCGAGGGTATTATCTGCGGTTCCGCCGAGGCCGGACGGATTACAAGTACCGCCCCCGGTTCCTACGCCCCCAGCGCCATCGGGTCCGCCGGCCCCGCCACCGCCGCCGCCGCAATTAGCGCTACCCGTTCCGCCATTCCCGCCATTGCTTTTGATTGCGTTGCCGACACTTTGCGAAGCCTGCCCCCCGATGCCGTGCGTTAAAATACCATTTTGCCCGAAATCTGCGCAGACGAAATTGGAGGTTGACAACCCACTACCCGAGCATACGGCAAGCACCGCCGTACAAGCCGGAACGCTTGTCGGGCAGATATAAGTTAGCCCCCCGTTACTCCCGGTGCCATTGACCCCGGCAGGACCGGCCCCGACGACGACATTGTAAACGGCACCGCTGGTGATCGAGATAACCCCTTCGGCAAAAGCGCCCGCCCCACCGCCTCCCGCCGATCCCGAATTAGGTCCGCCCCCATTTGCACCGCCTCCCCATGCATCCATTGTGACTGAACCCGAGCATGGCGCAGTGAAGGTTGTGGCTCCCGCCGCCGAGAATGACGTGTCAAAAACACATGCTTGTTGCGACGCAGGAACATCCCAAAGTATTTGGGATTGCATCTGCGCGAGCGCTGCCGCGCCCCAAAGAATGAGACTGGCGCAGATGGCGGCGAAGACGCGCATCAGTTCATCGTCCAGGTGCCGAGATATGAGCCGACGAGATAGTGCGTCGAATCACGGCCCACGACGCACAGTTTATCCCCCGCCGCTCCGCTCGAAACCGCCGTTCCGGTGCCTGCCGTCCCATAGGTCAGAAAGGTCGTCTTCTCGTACATCGCGCTCGATCCCAGCGCGGCAAAGGTGATAACCGTGGCGACGTTGTTGTCGTTGCGCACGCAGAACTCATCACCGGCCGCTGGAACAGGAAGCGTGATCGTGCAGGTTCCGGTGCAAACAAAATAGCCGCGGGGGGCCGAGAGCGAGACCGATGTGCCAGTCGTCAGCGGCGTTACCTTTGCGGGACAGGTAGTGGCCTGGCTGCCCGAGCCCGGGCCGGCCGTACAATCTCCCGTTAGCTGGGTAATTCCGCCAGCGCCGGCCACCGCCGTAAAAACCCCACCTGACGCGGTGATGGTCGTGCCGTCGACCTTCGCGACGCCGAACACGCTGGACGAGGCTTGCGGGATCGTGACCGTCGAGCCGGTGACGCTGAATATGGTCGAAAATGTGATCGGCCCCTTGATCGTCGTGTTCGCGAGGACCGGCGTCGCGACCAGCAGGAGAGCCGCGAGGATGTTGAACAGACGTTTCATCAGTACCTCGGATACCAGCTGGTGTTGGAAAGCCGCGCCTGCCAGCTGACGCCACCGTTGGCCGCGAGCACGAAGGGACCGCCCGAGGTGCCGATCACGCTGTCGGTCCCGGCCCCCGCCGCGTCAAATGCCGTGATGTCCTGCGTCGTCGAGGCCTCGAAAATCTGCGAGTCGGAAACAATCGGAGGCAACACCACATGGAGAACGGCGAGCGCGCCCGCTGGGTTGATCCTGAACGCGCCCTGCCCCGAGGCCGCGGTGATCGTCGCTCCGGTTGTCGGAACCGAGTATGTTACAAAGCCGAAGCTGTCGGCAGGAGTGAGCAGCCGGAAGGTCGGTGCCGCCGCGCTGCCGGATACCGGGCCGGCCAGGACGGTGTTGGCAAGCTGCGTATTGAGGACCGGAAACAGCGTGCCGGTCGTCGTGACCGGCGCACCGGGGACGTTGCTGAACACCACGCCGTCGCCCGCGAAGCTGACGCTGGTGACGCTGCCCACCCCAGAGAAATCGGTCGGGGCGATCTTGAACGTGACGCCGCCGCGAACGATGGCGAGCTCGTCGGTCGGCTGGAACGGCAGCGGCAGCACCGGGCTGCCGTCGACAAAGATCGTATAGAGTTCGCCGTCAGCCATGCCTCACCCCGGGAGCAGCGACGTGCCATCGTCCGCCAAAAGGATCGGAAACGGCACCCGCGACGACAGGAGGAAGAAGTCATCCCCCTCATCGAGGTTATAGCCCAAAATCTGATAGCGCATGTAGAGATTGCCGAGGCGCACGTCGGAACCCGAGATCCCGGTCATTCTCACCGACATCTGCTTGAAGATGACGGGCTCGGTCCACTCGATCCCCCGCTGCGTCAAATTCGTATTGCTGGCGGCCGGTGTAAGAGCTGGCGGTATGTTGATGATCGCCCGCCTCTCGTTGAAGGCCGTCACCTGGATCGGGTTGGTTATCGCCGCCGCGCACATCAGGTTGGACTCGACAACCGCATTCATCGACATCGCCTCGTTGTCGGGCAGCAGCACCGTCTCCGCGATCCACGACAGTTGCTGCCCATTCTCGACAAAATCCGAGGGCGAGCCGCCGTTGTAATGCGGCCCGACGCTATTGCTGCGCCACATGCTCGCATTGACGGCGAGCGGGGCCATGACGAAGGTCGAGCGCCAATGCTGGATGAGCCGAGCCGGGAAGCTGTGCGGCCCCGACCACGTTTTCCTCGATAGATCGAACCAGAACTCCTGAAACGGCTCGCCCGGGTCGGAACCGTGCTGCACGGTGATCCGCAGGACCGCGACGTTGGCCTCGGCGCAGATGCGAGAGGGAAACTTGGCGTATTGGAAAGGATGGGTCACGCCCTGCCCGTCCACCCCGATAGGGTCCGTCACCGAGCCGTCCGGGCGCACGAAGCGCAAACCCTGCGGCGAAATGAAGGCGGTGCCCAGGCTGCAAGGGATGGCGCTGAGCGGAGCCAACGTGCCGGTGGCGACCGGCAGGAGGTTCATCGCGAGGTTGTTGGTCGAGGGGTCTCCGGTAATCTGGCGCATCTGGGCCTCACCCTGAAAGGCAATAAGGCCCTCCACAATACCGCCAACGAGGGGAGAGGTCAGTTCGATGGGAGCGATCATCGTGACCGACACCCCATCGTTGGTCGTCAGCGCCTGCACATTCGGCTGGTTCGAGCGCCGGCACGGGAACCCGCTATCCGAAAACGGGATGCCATCGAGGCCATCGGCGAACCATGCGCGCCCGTTCATCTCAGCAACGGCAAGCGGCACGGACGGCAGCGGGTTGCGATCGCAATCCCCGGCCCCCCATTGCGGCGCAGCCCGTGTGCCGCCGGCAATCGTCAGGCTGACGCCGTTAGCGGTTGCGGACGCATTCTGCGAAAGCGTGATCGTCGCCCCGGTGAAGGTGAGGTCGACCGTCGCAGGAGCGACCTGCGATGCGGCCGAAAGCGTTATTAACGAAACCGTGTCGAAGGTGATCGAGACGCCTGTCGCCGTCGCCGTCGCGTCGTTGCTCATAGTTATGGCGATGCTGCGAAAGAACAGCTGATCGGCTGCGACCGTTCCTGTCGTCGCGTTGTTGACGACGACGGTCACAGCCGAAAACGAAACCTGGATTCCAGTGGCGCTGCCCGGGGCGCCTTGGTTGATCGTGACCTGCGTCGGACTGTCGACCGAGAGGACGATCCCAACTCCCGGGATGCCCAGATAATTGACGGCCATCCCGACCGCAACGCCGGTGGTCGAGGCGAGGTTTGTGATGGTCTGCAAGCCAACGGTGATATCGCCAAAGGTGAAAAGGCTGAACGGCGTCGCCGTGACGACCTTCGTGCCGGCGGCGATGAAGGCCCCTCCGGTGACGAACTGCCCGGCGGCAATCGTGCCGGACGCCTCGGAAACGATGATGGTCGTCGTCGTGTCGGTCGCGCCAACCGCCCCGAAATTGATGTCGACGATGCTCAGGATCGTTGTGTTGGCCGGGATGCCCGCACCCGTAATCAGGTCGCCGATGTGCGGGACACCGTTTGCCGGATCGAGATCGTCGAGCACGTTGTTCGAGTGCGTGTCTCCGGTCGTCGTGAACGGCGTCTCGACGACGCTGGTAACGGTCGTCCCGGCCGGAACCCCGAAGCCTGCCACCTCCTGCCCGACCGCGACGCCGGCGGCCGAGGCCAGGGGGACGAAGCTGTTGCCACTAAGGGTGCCATGCAGGACAACAACGACGGCTGCGGTCGCGATGACGCTGGTGTTGGCCGGGATGCCGCTGCCAGTGATCGCCATCCCCGATTGCACGCCGAGGATCGAGGGGTTGCCGTCGATCAGCGTATTGCTGTGCGTGTTGCCGAACGTCGTCTCGGTGAAACCGGAGACATCGAACCAGCCGAACTTGATCGCCCCGCCGGGGAAGCCCGGATGGCAGACGATGATGCGGTTCGCAACCTGCGCCATGATCGGCGGCACCCAGTCACCCGAGGCCGCAGGCGATGTCGGCGTGTTGGCGTTGGTGAGGCCCGAGACCGGCAGAAACACGTCGTTCGCAAGGTCGTAGCAGAACGGCTCGTCCTTGCCAGGGTTGAGGGTCGAAGCCACCATGCCGTATTCGAGATCGCCGACCGTCAGCATCGCCGAGAGGACGCCAGCGCCAGTCGGTGCATTCGATCCGGTGAAATCGGTCTTGATCTTGGCGGCCGGCCGCGGCACATAGACCCCGGCGGTCGAGGGGTCGGGGATCACGTTTATCAGATCCGACATCGCGCCCGGGAACGAATTAGTCCCATCAGATGCGTCGGTCAGCCCCTTGAAGACCCACTTTATCGGTGCGCTATTCGGGATCGAGGAGGGCACAGATCAGCACCCCCACCCCATCGTCTTCGTGTCCCTGAGCCCACGGCCGCCACCGCCGCCGCGTCCGTAATTCCGGCCATCGAGTTGCACCGCCTGGCTGCGGTTGGTCTTGTCGTCCGAAAGCCCGAGGTACTTGCCGAGCTTCTTGTCGGCGCTCGCCTCCATCGTGTCTTTGCGGCTGTCGCCGGTGATCGGCATCTGGAACGAGGCCAGCTTCTCGATCAGAAATCCCTCGTTGGGAAACCACGGGATCACCCCGTCGTCGATGATCGGCGGCATCTTGCGCTGATAGCGCACCGTCACCGGGTAGGGGCCAAGCGGCGCCGGATAGACGTAGGCAAGCGGCGGGTATCCGAAGAAAACGCTGGAATCCGGGTTGGTAATCGTCGCCGCCTGCGAAAGCGTGATGTTGGGGCCCGCGATCGTAATCGTCGTCCCCGGCACGATACCCTCGCCCGAGATCGACATGCCGCTGAGGATGCCCGTCGCCAAGACAACCGTTCCCGCCGTGCTTCCCGCCGTCAGGTTTGCCGATGTCGAGATGATGATTTTCTGGACCGCCATATCGGTACACCAGAGATTCGGCGTCGATTGGCTCGGCAGCTTGGCATAGAGGTCGAATTCGGCGAGATCGATCGGCGTCATAAAGATCGGCTGCGCCGCCGGCAGGGTCGGGGCGGGGTAGAGATACCAGGCCGAACGGGTGACGCCGCGCGCCCCGGACGAACCCGAGGTTCTGAGGTAGTCGAGCGGCAGAGAGTAGGGACCGCTGCCGAACAGCGAGGTCAGTTGCGGGTCGAAGTTGAAATTGAACTGGCCGCGCGCAAGCGCGAGGTCATGCACCTCGCAGAGGTCGGACAGGATCGCGTTGAGCCCATCGAGACCCTGCGGGGCCATGCCGCGGGCCTTGGCAATCTGGTTGGCCCGATCGATGATGGCCGCCGCGGTGAGCACATCTACTCCGCCGCCATATTAGGCTGAAAAGCGTACTCAATCCCACAAATCTTAATGATCCCCACCCCCAAAGCCCAAATTGGCGCGACACACGTGAGCGTCTCCCAATCCTGCCACGAAGATACGGCTACGCGATGCGGCATCGGCAATCCTCGCAAGGCTCGAGAGGACGCATATTTGAGCGTTTCTTCAAAGAGAATGTTGCTCATTCTGCCGCCATCTTCGATGGCTCATCGTCATCGAGGTCGAGCGGCTCCTCGCCGCGCAGCAGTTTCTTCCAGAACGGGATGCGCTCCTCGCAACCGACGATCTGCGCTTCGATCTCGAAGATGCGCCCCTCGATCTGCGAAACCGCACTGAGTTCCTGCGGCGCCGCCCGTGTCGCATCTGCCTCGCGCCGGCGCGAGGGGAAATTCGCCACCTTGGAATCAATCGTGTTGCGCGTTGCGACCAGCTTCGCCTTTTGCTGGGCAAGCAGCTTGCGATTGGAGAGGAGGGCGTTCTGGTCGAGGCGCAACTGCTCGAAGGCGTCCTGCCGGCGCGCGGCAGCGGCAATCACGTCGAGCTTTTTGTTCAGGTCGGCAAACTCGATGTCGTCCCCGGCGGACAGCACGAAGTTCATGCCCTTGCCGCTCGGCCCGATAGGGCTCGAAAAGCTGATCTGCATCCCCGGTATCTCGACCGGCCGCACCACCGTCTTGTCCTCGCCGCTCATGCCGATGTCCTGTTGTTGATGAAGCCGGTCGCCGTCTGGCGCAACCGCGACAGCCGCCCGCGCCCCTGAAAGTCGAGTTCGTTCTGATGGGCAAGCCACTCGATAGAACGGTAGCTCTCGTACTCGGCCAGGGTGCCAGTGACCTTCTGGCCGTGATAGAGGAGGCGTCCGTCGATGCGCACGCCCTCGTCGATCAGCATCCCCGAATTGCCGGCCTCGGGCATGTTGACGACCCACGAGACCTTGCGGTTAAGCCGTTCTCGCTGGGCTGCCGCAGCAAGTTGCTCGGCAGGGATGAGCCCGGCCACGGCCTGAGCATGGCGCTGCGCCCGATGCGCCGCCAGCTTCTTTGCCGCGGCGTGCTTTGCTTCGGCGGCGCGCTTGACCTCAAGCTCGTAGATGACGCGCAGCTCGGCATCGGTCAGCACCGCCCGCGTCTCGGCATCCTGAGCCGCGAGGAACGCCTCGAACGGATCGGGGAGACCCACCACTGGAATGTCTCCCAGCAATGGGGCCGGAGGCTGCCAATCGTCAGGCTCGCCACGAAGCTCGCCCTCGCGCGGCACGGCCGGCATAAGGGTCGGCTCCGGTTCGGGCGCGGCGGCGGCCACAATTCTCGCCTCGGCGACCTCAAGCCGCTTCAGACGATGGCGCTCCTTGGCCGCAAGAGAAGAAGCCTGGCGCTCCTCCTCGGTCCATTCTCTCGGCATGAAAACTCCTACGTCAAAGTCCAGGGGCCGGCGGACAAGCCGTAGGAGGTCAAGAGAATGACCTGTCCGCTCGTTCCGTCCGTCGCCACGATGTCACCGGGGCGCAACTCCAACGGCCCCGCTCGGTTGGGCACATAGAGAAACCCCTCCTTCACGAACCCGCCGACTCCACCGATCTGCGCCACCGGATGTGACGAGTTGATGTCGTCGAGAATGAGGGCATTGAGCGCCGCCACATCGGCCGTGGGCGTCGCCATGCCATTCCAGACGAGCGCGGTCAGGCTGTTCGATGCGTTGGTGCCGAGAGTGCGCAGGGCCATTACGGGCTCCCGGTCTGCCAGGCGTTGATCTGGGCAAGGATATCCGCCGTGATGAGCGGCGTGCCGGTCGCTGCCGCGAAATCGCTGGCGATGGTCTGTAGCGCCGTCAAGAGGTTCGCCTCGGTGATCGCGCCCGCCGTGCCCGGCACCATCGTTGCATCGTTCATGAACAGCATCTGTCCATTGCCGAGCGAGCCGTTGCCCTGCGGCAGCGGGCCGACACCGGGGTTGTTGGCCTGCGGCTGCCCCATGAGGACGGTGCCGGTGCCGGCCCCGACCTGCATGATGCGAACCTCGACTTCGATTCTGACTTGGCTCATGTGACGGCCTCCTAATTGAACGTGCCGGAGTTGCTGGCCGAGCACTCGATGCGGGCCATCTTGCGCTGGTCGAGGATCGTCCACCCCTCCATGAATTTGTACCCGACCACGCGGAGCTGATCGAGCTGGTCCGCCTTATCGGCCCCGCTCGGGCGCAGCCACTGGACGCCTTCCAGCTTGAGGCAGGCGAAGGCCTCGCGCCCGAAGATATAGACGGGGTAGACGGTAACGCCACTGGCCGGCGCGGCCGGCGGGATCATCTGGGCACCGAGGCCGGTGATCGTCACGACAGTTCCGGGCGGGATCTCGATCGCCTGGCCCGCGAACGACCCCGTGGTCGGGCCGGACGTGGTAAGGCCCAATTGCGTGGGCAGAGCTGCCGAGCCGACGCCGACATAGACCGCGTAAGTGAAGCCTGTGGTCGAGGGCACCGTGACCTGGATGCCGCCGGTCGTAACCGAGATGTCGGCGGAGAGTTGCGAAATCCGGCTCTCGTAGAATTTGGAATCGTCCCAGCCGGTGACGACAATCGTGTAGGTGCCGGTGGTCAAGTTCCCGATAGCGTTCACCCCGGTCGGGGCATCGGTGCCGAGCCAATTCGGGGCCATGTTGGTTTCGCAGAACGTGATCCCGCCCCAATAGCCCATCTGGTTGATGTAGAGGCGGTCGATATCCGACCGGCTCCAAGCGTTGACGACGGTCGGGTTGTTGCGCAGATCCTCCAGCGGGAAGATCGAAGCGACGGCAACATAGTGCTCGACGCCCTTGATCGTCTTCTCGGAATTGCGCGCGGTATAGTCGATTGAGCGTTCGACAGTCTCGCCGGTCTGCCCGTTCCATTTCTGCGCGCCGAGGTTCGAGAGGTTGGCGTAGGTCCGGTTGACATCGGTCGGGTTGAGGATGTCGGTTGCCGCGAGGCTGCCGCGGGCACCCACTGCATTCGCGTAGTTGACCTGCGTTCCGGCATTCATGTTGACGAAGCCGTTGCGCTCCTTCAACTGCGCGAGCTGCATCCCGAGCTGTTTCCCGGCCGCGCGCATCAGATCCTGTTGGGTCGTGATCGTCGCGACATCGGTGCCGACCCAGCGCCCCGCCCACTGAACGGCAGTGCCGGTGACTTGGGTGAAATCGAGGCTGTTCGGATTGGGCGGCACGCCTTCCGCGGTCGGGAACCGCGGCAGGTTCATGTAGTTCCAGCGGAACGCCTCCCACTGAACGCCGCGGCCGTGCGGGATCGTCTTCTTATCGGAGAACTGGTAAAGGACGAGATACCGCTGGGTCTGCTCCATCGCCTCTCGGGCGATGAACCGGGTCGTAATGCCGGCATACTGATTGCTTTGATTTGGGGTCGAACCTTGGGCCATGCCTCACGCCTCCCTTATGCGGGGGCGCGGCGGCCTCCCGCTACAAATCCCAGAGATTGAGTCCTCGGGCCGCAGCATCGGCCAGCGCCGCCTCATCGGCCTCCCGACTGCCGGGCGCGGGCCTACGGCCTCCCGGCGACACGTTGGAACGAGCCCCGGTCGGCTGCGTCCGCTGCTGAGCAATGCGCGCGGCGGCCCCGTTTCGCTGTGCCGGCGCTGCCCGCGCAGAACGCTCCAACACGTCGTTGCCAACGAGAAATTTGAGGATGACTTCGCGATCCGGGTTGCGGCCAGCCGCACGCTCAGACGCCAAGGTCTGTTCGACCTGGGAGCGGTATTGCTGGTAAACCCTCGATGTACGCGCCGCGATGTCATACGCCTGTTTGTCCGCCCTGTCGTTCGATCTGAACTCGATCTGCTGTAGCGCCGTCCCTACGTTCTGCCGCTCCCGCGCGACGATTGCCTGATACGCCTGCGCCGGAGGCATCAACTCCAACGACGCATAGAACTCCTGCTCCGCCCTTGCCGCCGCCTGGGGATCGACCTGTCGCGCCTGCATTCCCTGTTGGAAGCCGCGCGCCTCGGCCAACTCCCGCTCCAGGCGGGCCGCCCTTTCCTCCGCCTCCTGCCTTGCCCGTCGCTGGGCTCTGATGACCTCGGAACCACCACCCGAGCGCCTCGGCGGCGGAAGCTCGTCAACTACTTCATCTTGGCCTTCCGTCGGCTCGATCGGGTCTCCGTTTTCATCGACTTCAGGTTCGATGGCATTGCCATCGGCATCGACTTGAGGGGTTTCATCTTCGACGATCGGGGCATCTTCCGGGCCAAGGACTTCCTCCTCGGGTACGTCAACAGGATCGGCGACCTCGCCGCGTGTGCGTGCCATTCCCTCTCCTCGGGGTGCGTTCCCCCGCTCGTTGCGGACTGCGATCGCCCGCTCGTGTATTGGCTATGCCGCTATATCTGGCGTCTTGTCAAGACCGAGACGCTTTATATCGCGTCGCAGGGCATCCTTCATGGTCGGCAAACGCAAACGCCAGCGTTCCCGACACCCCACAGATGGGCCATTTCCCGGCTCTAACGAAATTCCCAAAATGCTTGCGCGATGCCTGATGGCAACCTCGGTGGTTCCTAATTCCTTCGCCAACAAATGCAGCGGAAGTCCAGCTAACAAAGTCAGCTTGTCGT